ACGACGCTGACGCACAGCACCCACCAGCATTGCTTTGCCCTGGTAAGCCTGTTTGACCTCAGCATCGAACAGCGTCACAAAGGCGTTTGAGAGAGAAACGCTCATTTGGATACCTCATTCGGTTGATTGATCAGGGTTTGTCGCTCGGTGAGCCGGTAAGCCGGGCCTGTGCTTGCTGCTTACGGCAGCCAGTCGTCAGCATCCGCTGCGGTTGGGGGTCGGTTTCCCGGTGGGCCTTGGCGCGATTGTATGGCTTTTTTGCAACAGTGCAATAGGGTGGATTGAAGGTTGTACAAAAAAGACCCAGCCGAAGCTGGGTCAAATGGCAACTGCCTTTCGGCAGACGGGGTGGAGATCCCCTCAACTATTTTGCGTATTGGTTGAACAGGCGCTCAACCTTCTGCCGGTAAGCAGTGTCTGTCTTGTATTTTGGATCGCCGACCATGGCATACAGCTCTTCCTTGCTGGGCGCTCCATCAAGGGAAGCGCTTTGTAGCGGCACCCGTCCTTCGTAGGCTTCGCGCACCTTCATCAGCGCGGTGATCCCGCGAGCGGTGCCACCCATGATCTTGAACTCTTCAAAGTCGTCCTTTGACCAGACACCCTTGTTGACCAAGCCGCGAGCCCAGTCAACCATGCCGCTGACAATTGCGTTGCCGTTGGGGCCAAGCTGCTTCATTTCAACCGCCGGGTCAACCATGTCGCCCTGCATAAGCTCTGCGGCCTGGGTCTGCAGGTTGCCGACCAAATCGTCAAATGCGGCCTGGGACAAACCATTGTCCTTGGCCCAGCCCGACAGGGTCGAGGCGATGGGGTTGGTGTCGGCCTCTTCGCCAAAGGCCTTGAGGTCGTACTTGCCGTCTGCTGGCGCTTTGTGTTTGCCCTGGCTGATTTGCTTGCGCAGATCTGACCAGCTCTTGGCGATGCCTTCCAGGTCGGGCTCGTTGGAGTCCTTCTTCCAGAAGTTCTCAGGCCAGAAGTCGGGGCGTTCCAGGGGCTCATCTGGCTCTGGTGCGCCTGGGGCTGCAGCCTTGTGGCTGATCTCTGCGGTTTGTGGATTGTCTGGCTTGGTGGTTTCGTCAGTCACTTGCACGTTGTCAAGTAGGCCGGTGCCACCGGGCTCGACGGTTGCTGTGTCGCTCATAGTTTCCTTGCTGTGTTGATCCGTACCATGATGTCCCTCACCACCGTCCTTTGCCCTTCGGCAAAGAAGGCGTGCGAAGGGTCTGTGCCCGGTACGGCGATGGGCACATTCACATACATATCTTGGAGCCAATGCAGCAGCTTCTGGCCGTCCTCGGAGCCGAATACGCGCAGGGTCAGCTTGGCTAAGTCCTCGCGCTTTTGATCAACCTCGCGAATGTCGGAGGTCTCGCCAATGGCGTTGATCTCATCCCAGCTCATGCTGGCATCCCTTGTGGCGCAGGCAGCGCAGGCATACCACCGGCACCCGCTTGGGCCTGCATGGCCATGGCCTGGGCCAAGGCTTGCTGCTGCTGTTGGTTGCGCATCTCTTCCATGAGCACGGCACGCTCGGCGGCGGTGTTGCGCACGGCAGCAGGCACGCCCAGCTTGTCGGCCAGGTAGTCCACCAGCACATCGGTCTTGATGGCCAACTGGCCATCGGTGCCAAGGCTTTGGCTGATCTGCATGTACTGCATGATCGAGTTGACCTCTTCCATGTTTTGAGCCATGGCCAGCGGGGCCACCGGGGTGACCTTGACCTCCAACCCGTTGACGCGCAGGGGCATGTCGATCAGGCCGCGCTCGTCCATCACTTCAAGGATCTTGGCGGTGACCGGAATCATGGTCTCGTTGATCAAGCGGCCAAAGGCAGAGCCCAGGTTCTGGGCCAGCTCCTTCATGCGCTCGACGATCTCGGTGGCCGACCGGGCGCTCATGTTGTCTGGCGGCAGCGATTCATCCAGCAAGATGCGCTTGACGTTGGAGCGCAGATCGTTGATCACCAGCTGGCTGACGTTGAAGTCACCGCTGCGTGGCAGGGGCAGCAGTGCTGGGCCTTGTGAGCCGCCATTGCGTGCCACTGGGATGATCGCACCCGGCACGATCTTGACCGTGTTGGGATTGAGCACACCATCGTCTGCGGCGGTATAGACACCCGCCACGGCCAGCGATGCGTTCTTGAGCAGCAGCTCGATGGTCTTGTTCAGCGTCTTGATGTCGGGCAGGGCGGTCATCAGTGGGCCACGGCCATAGATCTCGCCAGCCACCTTCATGTACCGGCTGATCACCCAGGGGCTCATCTTGCGGCGGCGATAGACCAGCTCCTGCTTGGAGGCCTTGTCGATGACGTGGTAGCAGTAGTCGCCACGCTTGTGGTCGTAGATGGTGGCTTCCAGCAGCTCGATGTCGTCAGTTGGCTTGTCTGCGATCTTGCGTGCCAAGTCGTCAGGGATGTTTGCATCAGGCCATTGGCGCTGGATGCTCTCGCCCTTCATGCGCATGCGTCGGTAGACGTTGTCTACCTGGCCGTTGGCTCCCTCTTCGTAGGTCACCAAAAAGAGCGGCACGGGGATGAAGTTCAGCGGCGACACATCGTCACCCGGCTGCACCATCATGCACGCGGTGCCAACCGCCAGATCCAGCAAAAACTCGCCCATGGCGATGTCAAAGTTGGACTGGTTCAGCATGGTGAACATCTTGTCTTGGTAGACCTCCAGCACGGCCTGCGCCTGCTGCTTGCGCTCAAGAGGGATGTCCGAGCCAGCCTCCAACTTGGCCCATTTGCGCTGTGGTGGAAAAACCACAGACTGCAAACGATTGGCAAAACGCTGGGTGGAGTTGATCGCGGTCGAGTCAAACACGCGCTGCATCTTTTTGCTGCCGGTGACACCGCCTTCCCACACACCATAGAGTTGGCGCTGGGGCAGGGCGAACTCGTAGGCATCTTGGTAGAGCTGCTGGAACTCGTCCTTTTTGGTTTGAGCTGCGACCTGTCGCTTGAGAATCTGCTCAGGGGTCAGGCGCATGCCGCCTGGTGTGGTCTTGTCGTATTCCATGATCAGTCTTCGTCCTCTTCCAGCTTTGCCTCATGCATCATTTGCTTAAGGCTTTTCATGGGAGCTTCAGGCTTCTTTGCAGCCATGTACTTCTCGATCTTCTTGCGCAAAGCAGGCGGCAGCTTGGAGAGCTCGACCTTGTCTTCCATCTCTTGCTCGATCTCAATTTCGATCTTCATTTTTGCCCCTTGGCCGCAGCCATGTTGTCCACAAGGTTGGGGTAGGGTCGGCCAGCTTTGGCGGCGCGGCGCATAGCCATCCGCTTCTCAGCTGACGACAGTTCCTTTGGCTTGCCCAGGTCTTTGGGGCGTGGTTTGTCCCAGACTTCTTTCATTTTTTCTTCTCCTTGCTCATGCCAGATTCGGACATGGCGATGGCAACGGCCTGGTCACGGCTGGTCACCTTGTCGCCGCTGGAGCTCTTGAGCTTTCCAGCCTTGTATTCGCGCATGACCTTGGCGACTTTGTCTTTCATCTTGCTTGCTTTTGCATCGTAGTGGCCGGGCATCACTGTTCTCCTTGCAACATTGGTCTGGTTATCTTGCGAGACACGGCACCAATCTTGGCGGCACGCCGCTCGCCAATCTCGCGCTTGAACACGCTCTCGGCCTCAACTTTTTTGGCCCCGAACTGCGAAGAGTCGAACTCCTCGATGGTGGGCGCAGTCGGCACTTCTGGCAGGGCTGGTGCTGTCTCTGTGAATTTAGGGATCTCTTTGGGCGCGTAGTAGGTGAACTCTTCGCGCTTAGTCTCGTAGCCAGCCAAGCCGAACAAACCAAACCTTGGCTGCTTGTACTCTCTGATCCCGGTCATTGGAATGACTGGGTTCTTCTCAATCTCGGCCAGCATTGTGTTGTAGTCCTCCAGCTTCTTCTGGTAGGCGGCCTTCTGCGTTTCGTAGGTTGGCAGCACAGACTCTTTGTAGGTCTTCATCTGCGCCTCAAACGGTTCCATCTTCTTGGCCACGCCAGCTTGGTAGCCAGTGAAGGCGGTCTGGTACTCGCCAGTCAGCGCATCGATGTTGGACTTGTACTGTTTGGCCAGCCGGTCGATGTCTGAGGTGCTGCGCCGGGCGAGCTGGCGCTGCTTGAACTGGGGCAGGGTGGCCATTACTGGATCCTCATGCCGCCACTGCCCAGATCCATCGGGATGCCGAGCTCTGCGTCCATGCGCTCACCAGACAGCAGCGAGCGGCGACCACCACGGGTGCGAGCCCTGAGTGCGGATGCCTCGGCTGCAGCGGCCTTGCGGCGCTCTTCGTCGGCAGCGGCCTGCACTTCCTTGGCCTTGCGCTCCATCTCCAGCTTGTTGGTCGCATAGTTTGCCTGGGAGGTCTCAAACTGCTGGCGAGCGGTCTGGGCTTGCTGCTCAAGTGACGCACCTTGCTTGGCGTATTCAGCGGTCTGCTTGCCAAGCTCAAGGCGCATGGCAGCTTGATCAGCGGCCTGCTGCGCAAGCAGGGTGCGCTGGTCGGACTCGGCCTGCTGCCGCGACTTTCGGGCTTGGTCTGCGCTGTATGCGGTGCTCAAAATGATGGCACCAGAGATCAGATAACTCATCGAATAACCTCCTTGTGTTCGTAAACTTCCATGCCCATCTCGGCATACTCCATCGCGGTGAACATCTCCTCCAGCGTTGGAATGTCTGTCTCATTGGTCGGGTTGGGGTGGATCGTTGTCCAGATTGCATCCTCATGGGTGTGCACCACCCGCTTGGTGCCCGGCTCCGAGATGAACGAAGCAGGCGCGGTGTGGGTCTCCAACCCAAACTCGGTGTAGCAAGTGACGCTGCCCTTGCTGATGATGTTGAAGTGGCGATGCCTGTGGATCCTGCCGACCACTACGGTGCCAGCAGATAGGTGGATCTCTCGGGCATAGATGCCAGGGGCAAGCCAGTGCTTGAGCGGGGCATCGTCTGGATCAATGCGCTGGCCATCTGGCAGCGCCTGACACACCTGTTGAATGGCCATGATCTTCTGCCGCGCTATCGGCGCAGGCAGATTCGTCGATGGCATTTCAATGATGGCTGTGCTCATGGCAACGGATTCTAATGGGCTTTGTACACGGGGCAATGGCTGTATATCCTTGTGATATCTACTCATGCAAACACATCAAAATCGGTGTTGGCGCTGGCTTGGCCCATGGGTCTGCCGCCCAGCTGGTGGGTGCGGGTCATGCGGTTGTACTCGCCGCCGCCCAGCATCAGGTAGCCGAAGCTGTCGCCAATGTGGGAGTGTTCGTTTTTGTTGGGCGCATCCCGAAAGCGCTCCTGGCCAGCCCCGACCGCCACCCGCTTGAAGTGATAACCACCGGCCAGGGCTTTGCGCAGCAGCTTGCACTCGCGGTTGACGATAAGCCCCGGCTTGCCAGCGATCAGGCGCTGCATGGGGGCTGCGGAGGCCTCGCGGCGCACCTTGAAGTCGTTGGACGCTGTCGGCTGGGCACGCAGGCCCAGGGTCTTGAGGTAGTCAAAGGCGGTGACCTCGTAGATGGTGTCCCTGGCCATGCCTGCCGGGTCGCCCCAGATCATCACTTGGTGGTTGGGGTACCGCTGATTGAGCTCGCCCAGCAGTTGGTGGCCAAAACGCTCTAGGCCCATGTCAAAAGTGACGATTTCATGGTGGATCAGCCACCGGCCATTGGGCAAACGCTGGCCAATGGTGGCTGCCGGTGTCAAGCCGAAGTCAAGCCCCACCTGGATCGGCACCGTGGGGTCAATTTCGGTGTCGCCAGACATGGTCGTGTCTTCATATTCGGGCCAAACAGGCCTGCCTTCTTGCACATAGGTGTATTCGCCCCCGGCATAGCAGCGAATCCAGTCCAGGTTCTTGCCAAGAAGCATCTGCTGGTAGTAGCCGGGCGGCAGGTTGTGGATGTTTTCGGCCTTGGGGTTGACCTTCCACCACTTGCCAGACGCAAAGATGTGGTCGTTGGCCTCGGGCATGTCGGGCAGGTCGTCAACATCGACCGGCACCACGCCGCCGGGCTGCTTGAAGAACTTCCAGGCGTACTCGCCGCTCATTTTCTCCTTCTCGGCCATGCGGTGCCACCAGTGGTCATCATCCATGGGGTTGGTGTCCATCCAGATCCCGTGCCAAGTGGCCCCGCCGTCCCGCCTGGTGGGGTATCGGCCAACCCGGTGGGTCAATCCATCGATCACGGCCTTGGGCAGCTCACGCGCCTCATTGACCCAGGCACCCGTGAGCTCCAGCGACAAGAGCTTTCTCACGTCCTTGGGCTGGTCAAGGGCCAAGAAGATGACCTCGCAGTCGATCCCCGCAGCATCCCCACGGGCAGGCAGCCTGATGTGGTGGGTGATGGGCGGTGTCCACAGCATGGGGCCAAAGGTTGACTCAGGAAAGAGATCCAGCCACGTCTTGATGGTGGTCGTCTTCAGCATGGGGTAGCTGTTCCTGACAATCGCCCAGCGCGAATACCTGATGTTGTCAATCGGACTGGCCTTTTGCTGCACCGCCTTGATGAAGATCTTGGCTGCGCACCCGTAGCTCTTGCCCGATCCCACCGGCCCCATGATCCCCTGCACAAAGTTCTTGCTCTGGATGAAGTCGTAGATGACCGGCGACTCGCTGAAGTCTAGGTTTAGGCCTGCCACCGGCACGCTCTTGTCGGACATTTCTTTGGTACGGGCCATCTTCTTGTTCCAATCTTTCAGCTATCTGTCTCTTGCGCCACATCGTCGCCCTCACACAGCTCGCAGCCGGGGTGATCAGGATCCCTGCAGTCAGGGTTGGCCATCAGCCTGGCACGCTGCTGACGCATGTATATCTGCTCCATGCGCATCTCAATGATGTCTTGGCAGTCAATCATGTCTCACCCCTTGGTGCCACCACGTTGATGTCAATCACGCTGGGCTTGTTCTCATCGTCAGGGTTGTCCAGCAAGCCAGAGGCCTTGGCCAGCAGCCGCAGCACCCCGACCTTGTCATACAGCTCGATCTCCAAGGTGCTGTATGTGTCGCCATCCTTGTCCTTCCTGGTCTGAA